AAGGCTGAAAACGCTGACAGGCAGAACCGACAGGGAGCTGCGGCAGCTGATGCAGGAGGCAGGCACAGCGGCACTCAAATCCGATGATGCGGTTTATCGCAGGCAGGGGATGAATCCGCCGCCTGTTTCGGCATCTGAGGACTTGCAGAAGATATTGCAGGCAGGATACGAGAAAACAGCGGGTGCCTTTCGCAATCTGACGTTGACAACGGCACGCACCGCCGCACACCAGTTTGAACAGGCACTTGACCGTGCCTATATGCAGATTACGCTTGGCGGCATGGACAGCGGCACAGCCATCCGAAGCACCATCAAGCAGCTTTCCGCCGAGGGCGTGGGAGCCATCCGATACCCGACAGGGCGGACGGATACCATAGAGGCGGCGGTCAGACGGGCAGTGGTAACGGGCGTGAACCAGACGGCACTTCGCTTGCAGGATGCCAGAGCGGACGAAATGGGTGCAGATCTTGTGGAGGTTTCCGCTCACGCAGGCGCAAGACCTTCCCATGCACAGTGGCAGGGCGGCATTTACAGCAGGAGCGGAAAAAGCAGAAAGTATCCCGATTTTGTGAAAACCACGGGCTATGGGACGGGCGCAGGTTTGGGCGGCTGGAACTGCTCACACAGCTTTCGACCTTGGTTTGAGGGCATGAGCCGCACCTACGATAAGGCACTGCTGAAGGAATATCAGGCGAAGGACTACGAATACAACGGCGTGCGTATGACTGAGTATGAGGCGTTGCAGGAGCAGAGGAAAATAGAAAGAAATATTCGTAGGTGGAAACGGGAACAAAACGCCCTGCAAGCGGCAGGACTGGACAGCAGCGAGGCATCCGCCAAGATAGCGGAATGGAACAGAAGGCAGAAGGACTTTCTGGAACAGACGGGACTGAAAGCGGATGGGACAAGGGTTGCTGTAGGGAAGGGCAGTACGCCGAAAGAGGCGGAAAGAGTGGCTTTGCTGAAGCAGAAAGAAATTGAAAAATACAGCCAATATCGGTATAATAAAAATGGGACTATCGTTGTTACGGATGATTGGACGAAAAAGGAGCACCCGAAGGTTTCTGCGGAATATAAACCCTATGCTGTGGTGGATGTGCTATCCCAGAAGGGAAAACAGACAGACCGTATGTATTACGATGCTGACGGGCGGCAGCTGCGGCAGGTGAGCACGGGGGCGCATGGGAATCCGAAAAGGCATCCCTACGGCAGGAATGGAGAACATGCCCACGATATTATCTGGAAA